GTGTAAGACGGGTTTTCGTTCTTTCCGTCGCGTATCGCGGCCAGGGTGTTGCGGTGAATTTCCGTGGCCCTTGAAACAACATCTAGCTTTCTGTCCTGTAGCTGCCACTTGATCTGGTCCAGTGTCATCATTTCTTGCGCCCCATATTTTGTGCGTTTTGCCCATTGACCCTTGCACAATGCTCGCGCTATTGTCAACGGGCCGGGTTGAGAGCCTGCCCCGGCCAGGCGCGGGGGAAGCCCCCACCACATGAAAGGAAAGTCCATGTCAATCATGGAACAGGCCCGCAAGCCTGTAGACCGTCCCGTTATGGTGACGATCTGCGGCGATGCAGGGCGCGGCAAGACCAGCCTTGCAGCTGCATTCCCGAAGCCGATCTTCATTCGCGCGGAAGATGGGATGCAGGCCATTCCTGCGGATCGTCGGCCAGATGCTTTTCCACTCTTGCAAAACACGGCGCAACTTTGGGAACAGATCACGGCAATCATTCACGAGCCGCACGATTACCAAACGCTAGTCATTGACAGCGTTACGGCGCTGGAACGGCTTTTCGTGGCCGATGTATTGGCGCAAGACCCGAAGGCAAAGTCTATCAATCAGGCACTGGGCGGATACGGCGCTGGAACGGCTGCGGTGGCGGCAATGCACCAGCGCGTGCGCAAGGGCGCAGGGCTGGCAAACGAAAAGCGCGGTATGCACGTTGTTTTCGTGGCTCATGCCGATGTGGAAACGCTCAAGCTGCCGGACGTTGACGACTACATGCGCTGGACGCTGCGCCTGCCCACAAAGTCACAGCCGCCCTATACCGATGATGTTGACGTGGTAGGCTTCCTGCGTCTTGTCACCTACACAAAGGGAGACGATGGTGACCGCAAGAAAGCCATCAGCACAGGCGACCTTGAAATGGTCTGCCATGCCGTCGCGGCAAATGTCAGCAAGAACCGCTTTAATATCACTGAGCCGCTTGAATATAGGCTTGGCGAAAACCCACTGGCGCGCGTCATTCCTGCGCTTGGCGGCAAAACGCCTGCGCCTGCACTTACCACAACAGAACAAAAGGAAGGCTAAACAATGTCATTTTGGGATTTGAGTGACGGCCAAACGGCCAAGGATACGGGCGGATCATATGAGGTTCCAGGCGGCACGATGGAACCCATACCGGCAGGTTCTTCCGTGCTGGCGATGATCGACGAGATCAAATGGGACCGAAAGCAGACTGGCGAGGAATTCATTTCCGCGCGCTGGACTGTTCTTGCGCCGGAGCAATACAAAAACCGCAAGGTTTTCCATAAGCTCTGGGTCACTGATCTTGACCCGGCGGCAAAGGATCAAGACGCAGCCATCAAAAAGCGCGACAAGGCCCGCAAAATGCTTGCAGCAATCGACGCAAACGCGGGCGGCAAACTGACCGCAAAGCCGGGTATTCCGTCAAGCGATGATCTGCTGCACCTGAGCAACAAGCCTATGGTCGTGACGATGATGGTCTATTCCATGCCCGACACGCGCAACGGCGGCATGATGCACGGCAATTGGGTCAGTGCGGTTGCTCCGAAAGGCGCAAAGGACTTGCACGTTGCCGAAGCCAAGCCTTTGCCAAACGGCGGCGCTGCACCTGCCGCTCGTGATGACTTCGGCGGTGGCGGCTATGCAAAGCCTGCAATCGGCGGGCTGGACGACGATATCCCGTTTTAAGTCACAAACGGGACGCCCGCGCCGTTGAAGGTTGGAGCCGATTACCCTGAGCATTCAGAGGCAACGGCGCGGGCAATTTTCACAATACACGGTTGGAGCCGGATATGGAACAAAGAACAGATGCTTGGTATCAAGCGCGCAAAGGCCGGATCACGGCAAGCCAAGTTGGCGCAATTCTTGGCAATGCGCCATATGCAACGCGCGCAGATGTAATGCGCCGCATGGTGCGGGAATGGCACGGCGCTCCATCCGAATTCGAAGGCAACATTGCCACCGAATACGGAACGCGAAACGAGGCAGGCGCGCTTACCGAATACATCATGGAAACGGGCGAGGCTGTTGAAGCCGTGGGCTTTGTCACGCGCGAAGATTGGGCAGGATGCAGCCCGGATGGTCTGATCGGCATCGACGGAGGCATTGAAATCAAGTGCCCATTTGGTCTGAGAAAAGACGAAACGCCAGCCTTCAAGTCAATATTTGACCAGCCGCATTATTATGACCAAGTGCAGTTTTCGCTTTGGGTCACGGAACGCGACTGGTGGCATTTTTACCAATGGTCGCCGCGCGGCACGATGCTGGAAAGGATGTATGCCAGCGAAGATTGGCGCGATGAAAACCTGCCAAAGCTTCGCCAGTTTTACGCTGAATACTTGGCGGAACGCGAAAACCCGGCAATCCACCTAGAGCCAAAGCGCAACGTCATTGACACGCCAGAGGCGCACCGCGTCATGGCGGAATATGACCAGATTTGCGAGGCAATTGAAAATGCCGAGGCGCGCAAGAAGGAACTGCTTGCCGATCTGGTGCGCATCGCGGGCGAAAAAGATGCCATCATCGCCGGGCGCAGGCTGACAAAAACGGAACGCGCCGGAGCGATTGCCTATGCCAAGGCGGTGAAAGACCTTCTGCCAAACGCCGATCTTGAGAAATGGCGCGGCAATGCATCAAGTTACTGGGTGGTCAAATGACCATGCGCCCGTATCAAGCCGAGGCTGCACAGGCAGCGCTTGAATGGATGAGGCGAAGCCGGGAGCCGATCATCATTGATGCCGCAACAGGCGCGGGCAAGTCTCATATCATTGCCGAGATCGCCCGCGTCATTCATGGCATGACGGGAAAGCGCGTCCTGTGCCTTGCGCCTAGCGCCGAATTGGTGACGCAAAACATGGCGAAGTTTCTGGCAACGGGAAACCCGGCCAGCATGTTTTCAGCAAGCGCGGGCCGGAAAGAGTTGCGCCATCCAGTCGTATTCGGATCGCCGCTTACCGTCAAAAACAGGATCAGCAGGTTCAAGGAAAATTATGCGATTGTCATCTTGGACGAGGCGCATGGCATCACCCCGACCGTGCAAAGCATCATTGACGCCATGCGAGAGGGAAACCCGAACCTGCGCGTTTGCGGTCTTAGCGCCACGCCATACAGGCTTGGGCAAGGATGGATATTCCGCGAACATGCAGACGGGCGGATCAACACCGACAATGACGCAAGGGACCCATATTTTGCCAAGTGCGTCTATAAGATCGGCGCGCGTGACCTGATCAGCCAAGACTTCCTGACGCCTCCAGTGATCGGCGCGACAGGGGCGGAAGGATATGACACGGCAGGGCTTTCCCTAAATGCCAGAGGCCAGTTTGACGCCGATGCCGTTGATCGCGCGTATCACGGGCATGGGCGCAAGACTGCGGCCATTGTTGCCGATGTGGTGGCGCAGTCACGCGGCAGGCTTGGCGTCATGTTCTTTGCCGCGACCGTGCAACACGCACACGAGATCATGGCAAGCCTGCCGCCTGACCTTTCGGCAATCGTGACAGGCGACACGCCAAAGAAAGAGCGGGACGCCATCCTCGCGCGCTTCAAGGCAGGCGCAAATGGCGAGGCTGGAGCGCTTAAGTATCTGGTGAGCGTGTCGGCATTGACGACAGGCTTTGACGCGCCGCACGTTGATGTGATTGCCATTCTGCGCAAGACCGAAAGCGTCGGCTTGCTACAGCAGATCATTGGGCGAGGGCTAAGGCTTCACCCGGGAAAGTCCGATTGCATTATCCTAGATTACACCACCAACATCGCGGACCATTGTCCGGATGGTGACCTATTCGCGCCGGAGATCGTCGCCGTCAAGCTGCATGAAGGAGGCTGGCTTTGCCATGCAGAGTGCCCGACATGCGGCCATGGAAATGAATTTAAGTGGCGGTCAGAATACATCGGCACGGATGGAAAGCCGAAGGTCAAAACAGATCAGAACGGCTATGTGGTGGACCATGACGGATACCGCGTCCGTGTCCAGGTTGCATGGGATGAGGAACGGGACGCGCCGATCATGGCAGACGTGCCAGCGCATTACGGGCGGCGGTGTCAGGCCAAAATGCAAGGCACCAGGCTTGGCGAGTATGTTGATTGCTCCTATCGCTGGACGCACAAGAAATGCCCGCATTGCGATGCGGAAAACGACATTGCCGCGCGGTATTGCACAGAATGCAAGGGCGAGATTGTTGACCCCAATCAAAAGCTGATCGCAGATTTCCGGGCGATGAAGAAAGACCCGACGCAAATTCAGACCGACGAGGTTCTGAGCATGTCTTGCGCGCCGGGGATCAGCCGCGCGGGAAACAAGACGCTGCGGGTTGAGTTTGTCACTCCATACAGGCAGTTTTCTGTATGGTTCCAGCCAGAGGCCACATTCCTGCGCGGTCAGCGTGACTATGCCGCATTTGTTGCCTGCACCAATGACGGAACCGAAAAGCCCCGCACGGTCACATATTGCAAGAACGTGCAGACCGGGTTTTACGAGGTGAAGGGATACAACAAGCCAGCCGATCAAGATCCGGCAGAAAGGAAGGCAAGACATGCGGCTGAGTGACTTTCACGACTTGGCGGCGCATGGCGTTGTGACGTTTGGCGATGTGGAGTTTCGCGGCGCATGTCCAGCTGAGGACGCGGACCAGATCACGTTCTTCAACCGCCTGCGCCGTGAATATCCCGACACATGGGGCGCGCTAGCGCTGCACCCGCGCAATGAAGGGCTGCGCAGGGGCGGGCATGTTGGGGCGGTTACAAAGCACAAGGCCGAGGGCATGACGGCGGGCGCGGCGGATATTATCATCCCGGCGCGCGTTGCTTTTGTTTGCGAAATGAAGCGCCGCGACTATACAAAGAGCCAATGGCAGGACGGGCAAAGGCGCTATCTAAAGGCGGCAAAGGCAGGCGGCGCGTTTGCTTGTGTTGCCCTTGGGCATGAGGCAGCTTGGGAGGCTTTCACGGTATGGCTAAGGCTCCAAGCGGACCAGTGATCTATGCCAGTGACGACAGCGCCGAGGCGTTAGAGGATGCGAAAGCATACATCAGGCGATTTGAACTGACGCAAGATGATGTGCGACTTGTGCGGCATGGCGGTCAGACTCTTGTTATTGCCAAGCGCAATATCGCGGCAAAACTGGTGCCTAATGAAAAAAACACCCCCGGAGAGTGATCTCGATCCGGGGGCAGTTTGCCGCGCTGCGAGGAGGCCAGCGCGCGGGATCAGTCAACCGTATTGCGCCGCAAGCGCCTTGGCAATACCTGGATACGTTCGGCTGCGCTCTTTCCAACGATCCGGGCCGGGCGATGCAAAATGGCATTCTGCGCGGGCAGTCGTGCCATCAAGATCAGACGTTGGCACCAGCGGCGGCAGGCCGCGCGTCCAAAAGCATGTGCGCTTTTTCGCGTTGTCTCCAAACTGCCATGGCTGCACTGTGAAGCTGGCCGGGCCGATCTGATCGCGAGCATATTTGTGCATCACCGGGTTTTCCACCGCCACCTTAGGCGCGTTTGCTGCAAGGCAGGCTTTGAAGAACGCCACGGCATCTGCCAGGTCGTCCCATAGATTGCGTTCATGCAGCCATCGGACGCCGGAGTTGCACAGTCGAGTGCATGGCGGATGAGCAATGACGCCAGCCCAGCGCCTTTGCAGTTGTTCCGTAACGTCGCCTTGGATATGCGGTCCGTCAACTTCCGTCGGGAGTAGGTCGCAGGATACGGCGTCAATGCCGCGCGCAAGGAAGGCATCGCGCACCCTGCCGGAATATTCACAGGCGATAAGCCATGTCATGTTCAGTTTCCGTTTGTTAGAGGAAGGATGCTCACACTCTGGCAGTGAGCCGCCCCGTTTCCTGCATCCCGACATGACGAAGCGCGGGCAGGATGCAGGCTTATTGTTAGGACGGGCCGCGATACCTGCCCCGAAACACCCCGCAGAATATGCATAGGCTAGGGCAGGCGCGGCGGGCGGTCAAGTTGCTGGCGGCTCTGGGAGCGGCCTCCAGTGGGTAGGGTCACATGGGTAATGGTCGCCCCATTCCTCCCATCTCTCATCTATCAAGCACCATGCCGCCATAATTGCTGTGTAAGTATGTGTCGTTGGCGAGTGGATCAGAACGCGCGTTCCATCCCTCGGCGCTGTTTCAATCGTTTGCCACCCCTGCGCCTCTGGCCTGCACAAATCTGCTGCCATGCGCCAAGATGAAATTTCATCTTGGACACCTTCAGTGATCAATACTGACCGTATGCGGTTTTCGTAATCCTCTTGCGCGTCGGCCTTTGGATTATTGCTTGGCTGGCCCATGCGGTCGCAAGGTGCCTGATAATGGCCTTCCCACACATGATACAGTCCAAACGGCGTTGATGCCGCAAACAAACCGCGCGCAATCTCGACGAACTCAAGAGGCTTGATCTTCCACCCCTGCGGCTCTGCCCTGCACAAATCAGCGCGGATGTATTCGACCTGATTGCCATGCTGCCCGACATTAGTTGTCCAAGCCCCGCGCCGTTCTTCGGGGTATGGCCAGTTTTGACCTGGCGTTTCTGATACCCAG